TAACTTTGTTATCCCATACAAATTCAAAAGGTTTTTCAAAATATGTAGGCTGCCAAGTAGTATCTTCCATTTCTTCGTGTAACACTTTATCAAATAGTTTTATTTTTTCTTCATATGAAACACCACTCGCATTATCAGCTTCGTGCCATACTTCAAAATATTTTCTTCTTAGCTGTGCTACACCTAATAATTCTTCTTTTGTTTTTTCGTCTGTTTCGGTCACTCCATTCTGTAGAATATTATTTAACTTGTCATAATCTACTGCTTGACTAGAAGCAATCATCCTGCCCTTCTGTTCCAAAACATAATGACACAGACTACCCAACTCAAGTGCAATTGAAGTATCCTGTGAATACTTCTTATCCATATATTTAAACTTATACTGAAGAGGACAATTTTTAAAAACCTCAATTTTACTATATGAAAATGTAGGTAAACCTTTGTCCTTATCAGTTACAGGTCTTACTCTATCTTTTAATTCTTGCAATTACTTCTCCTTCTTTGATTCTTTCAACACTCTATTAACTTCGTCCATTGTGATAACAATCTTCTCATCTAATAATTCCAACAATGTTTCTTTCCCCATATCTGTAGGACTGG